AATAGCAAAAATAGCGGCTATAAGAGCAGCAATATTTGGAAAAGACGTAAGAGAAAACATTGCAAGTGGTATCGAAAGTATTAATGCTGAAGTAATTAATACTACAACAAGGCAGGTAACAGTAGAAGGGAAACAATCTACATTAGAAACAATTTTTAATGGACTGATTATTAATGCTGGTAGTAGCAATGCGGAAATAGTTGCAGCAAGAAATGGTGAGGTAAGCTTACCAGTAAGATTAGCCAAGGTTGATACGCAATTGGCAGATAAGATGAAGAAGGGCGAATTATATTTTAATGTAAGAGATTATGGGGCGGTAGACAATGGATTAGTTACTGAAAATACACAAGCGTTTAAAGATGCACTAGCAGCAGCTGCGTTAGTCTGTGGAAATGTATTTGTACCACCATCAGATAAAGGCTATTGGATTAATGGTGATAGCATAGATATACCCGAAGGAGTTACGCTTTTTGGTTATAGTGTTGGTTATAATGGTGTTTGGGTATTACCTGGAAAAGGATCTACATTACTTATAACAGGAAACCAAGATAATGAGTTTGGAAATTCTGTTTTTATTATGAAAAATGGTTCAGAGTTTAAAGGGTTATCTATTGTTTACCCTAATCAAACGGAAACTAATCCACCTATAGGATTCCCATTTTTAATAAGTGGATCGCCATCTAATTGTAATGATGTTTTAATAGAAGATATTTTCTTGTATAATTGCCTGAAATTTGCTGATTTCTCAATGCCACATCAAAGACTTGTTATTAAAAATATATATGGTGATGCTCTTAAAACTGGCATTATAGTTGATAATTGTTGGGATGTTGACAGAATAGAAAATATTCATTTATGGCCATACTTTACAGATGGTAAAACATCGGCACAACAAATAGCAATGGCAACTTATAAAGCGAATTTTGCAAAAGCAATAATCTTGGGTCAAGCTGATGGAATACAAGGTGGCAATATATTTGCTTATGGTTATAGTAGGGGGCTTGTTTTAGGTATCGACAATAGAGCGCCTTATGGACAATTTGATAATGTAAGTCTTGATATATGTAGTATAGGTATAGAAACAGTTTGCTTAGGCAATCAAGGTTTGGTTATTGATAATTATGCCTATGCCATGAACCCTACATTACAAGTAGCATACAGTATACCAAACACTTTCGCACTCGCAATAGGACATATTGTAGGCACATTACAAGTTGATAATTCTAATATATGGGGTGGTCCAAATAAAGCTATATATATTAATCCTTCCTTTGGTGCATTATCTAAACTTAGAATGGATAAAGTTAATATAGCAGAAAACCAAGATGCGCAATTTATATACAACGCAGGAATGGGAGAAGTGGTAATATCTGACCTTAAATCAAAAGAAGCGGTTAAAATGTTATTCAGCGAAGTAGGGAGTTCACAAGTAATATTTGAAAACCCTATGTTAAATAATGAAAACTATGATGGAACTGTTTTGCCTATTATTAAGAAGTACAATTTTGAAGAGTTAAGAACAGTAGCATCAGCGTTCACTATTTATATACAATCTTCAAAAAAGATTAAGATAACTGGAACAACTGCAATAGAAAACATTGATTCTTCTTCCCTTCCTGGTTCAGAATTACTATTAATATTTACAAGCAACGTATCATTAATGAATGGTACTTATAATTTAAGACTTGCAAGTCAATTCAATGCAACCGCAAACGACACATTAACATTAATATTTGATGGTGTAAATTGGCTTGAAAAGAGTAGAAGTGTAAATATTTAATTACACAATAGGAAAATAGGACGTCACAACTAGGGAGCTGAAAAGCTCTCTTTTTTATGCAAAAATAAGGGGGTTTAACATGGGAAGTGAGTGTAAGTTGCTGGGTGATTATATCCGACACAATGAAGCAATGCGTTTGGCCGAGGAAAGATTCCACACAGAAAGGGATAGAAGATATGCAGAAGTTGGGATTGAGAGGGAAAAAGCACTTCGCATCAAAGAAACTGCCGATTTAGCAGCACTTAGCTTGGCTAGAGAAAGTCAAGTTTATAAAGACCAACAAGCAGACGTTATGAGAGAAAAGAATCTTGCTGCTAGTGGTATTTATGCCACAAATGCAGATTTACAAATGATGGTTGAAAAGATTGAAAAATCTTTAAAGCCAGTCTTTGAATTTGTTAGTAGCCAGCAAGGAATGTCGAAAAACAGTGAACTTACATGGGGTAAGATATTTGCTTCTATTGGAGCTTTAGGTGCAGTTATAGCTATTGCATTTAAATTTATTTAGAAGCTAAATTATAGAGGAGGAAACTAAATTGGATAAAGTATTGAATAAAATATGGAGAATATGGATTGATGCTGGTCATGGTGGAAGTGATCCAGGCTCAAGTGCATTTGGATTAGTGGAAAAACTTATTAACTTAGTAATGGCTATAGCTTGCCAAAAGGAATTAGAGCGACATGGAGTAGTTGTAGGCATGACAAGACTTACTGATAAGTATTATACCCTTGAAGAACGTTGCGACATGGCAAATGCTTTCCTAGCTGATTATGTTATAAGTATACATAATAATGGTGGCAAGGGTGATAGAGGAGAGGTTATACACTCTGTCAATAAAGGTAAAGGGTTAGAACTTGCAATGAAAATATCTGAAAGAATTAAAGCTGAAACCGCTCAAACTTTAATTAAAATATATTCAAGGCCTTCAACTAAAAATCCTAAAAAAGATTACTATACCATGATAGCTGATACTAATATGCCCGCAGTTATTACAGAAGGTGCCTTCCTAGATAATGACTTAGATAACAACGCTATAGACACCATAGCAGAGCAACAAGCCTTTGGGGTGGCAATAGCGCATGGAATACTTAATCAGCTTGGTGTAGCCATAAAATCTATCATAATTCCAGTAGTAAAACCCGTGGTTGTAACTCCAGTAACAAATGTAATATACAGAGTAGTCACTGGGTCCTTTGCAGATAGATCTAATGCAGAGGAAAGAATAGAGAAATTAAAAAAAGCAGGGTTTGAAAGTTTCATAGAAATTAAATAGAAAGGAAGTGATCTACACTATCTAATCTAAATTAAAGGAGATGTATTAAAATGAACATATTAATATTTTTATATACTTTACTAATGGCCTATTGGACAGATGCTCTATTATTAATTATTATAGCAGCAGTCTTGGGTATACTTTATAAAAGAGGTAAGAAGGATCTAGTCAAAGACATAATTTATAGCTTAGTTGTAAAAGCCGAAAAGGAATTAGGGTCCACTACTGGTGGAGCTAAGTATAGTCAAGTCATAAGTGAATTATATGAAAAGTTGCCCTTTATATTAAGATTATTTTTTACAAAGACTGAACTTAATAAATATATTGATGACTCTGTAAAATGGCTTAAAATTAAACTTAAAGACCCAGCAGTAACCCTTTTAAGTTATGAACAAGAAGCCGTAATGAATGGCACCTTACCGACACCATTATATATAGATATGGATATAACCGATACTTCAATAGCGCCACCATTATAAATTACAAAGACCTGAGGTTAGTTTAAATACTAATTATCAGGCCTTCTTTGTTTTTTTTGCACATTAAGTCGATAATTGTAACACGATTTACATGAAATAATTGTAAAAATAGAATATAATTTGATAGAAGAAAGAAAAGGGGGAATTAACATGGGAATGTTCAATAAAGATGATAAACCAAAGCAAGATATAAATGAAAAGCACAGAAGTGAGATTAACGAACTTTTGCTTCCGGGAGAAGAAATTGAATACATTTATCCGTTATTCATTGATTTCTTATGCTTAACTAATAAAAGACTAATTTTCGTTGATAAGGACTTAAGCTTCAAGGAACCTAAAACTACAATTTACTCTACCCCATATAAAAACATTTTAAGTGTTGGGCTAGAAAAGAATGAAAAGGTTTTTGCTTTTACGGATAAACTTGCAATTGTAACGAAGGGCAAAACACATGAATTGAAATTTTTAAAAGTTACTAATATTAAAGATGTATATAATAATTTAGTACAAAAAATAATATAGCTTAAATAAAAAACAAGCCTTGAATTATATCTTGGCTTGTTTTTTATTTATGTTTTGGGTATGGAGTTGTTATGTTTGTCCTACCAAGGAGGTAGTCTGTAGATATATTAAAATAGTCAGCAATGTTAATAACTAAATAAATGCTAGGAGTTCTATACCCAGTTTCGTAATTCGACAATGTTTTCCTATCTATATGTAATGCCTTTGCTAAAGTATCCTGTGTTAGGTCTTTATCTTGCCTTAAAGCACTAAGCCTTTCATTAAACTTCATAATGAATAACCCCCAATTACCAAATATAATAAATAGTTAGTATATCATGGAGTAATTTACAATTATGTTTGTGGCTCGTTTAGCAGACAAATAACGTTTAATGATAATAATTTAACAAAGATAATATGAAAAATATTACATAAACCGAATAAAAACACGAACGTTTGTTCTATCATTTTAAATCTATATATGGTATTATGTATTAATATAAGGGTATAATTAGTAATAGCAACAAAATATATAAGTATTACAAGGGGGAAATAATGGCTAACGAAGAAATATTAAAAAAACAGAAAGAATTATTGGATTTACTAGACCTGTTGGCTGACAAAGAAAACCCAATGGCTAATAAATAAATCCGATGTGTGTACATATATAATGAAGGAAAATTTTATGGTTAATGTCTATCATGCAGAGGGTAATGAATAGCGTTCTACATGATAGACATATGTGTTAAATACGTGGATATAGCTTGATTTCGAAGTCATCTTCCCTTTGTGATTTTGTTTTTTTATACTCAACTTTATAAATTACATCTTTTAATAATTCGTTTTTTAGCGAAATGTCACTTGATTGCTTGTAGCCTTCAATGACATTTTTTATTTTTAAGTGAATACCATCATTTGTTTTTATATTTTGTTTTTTAATTATAATTCGTATATTTTCAATCTCAATTGAAATCGAATCAGAACGCGTTGAAAGATTATTTGCACGTTCTACGAAGGTTTCATTTGTGTATACACCTTGCTCTAATAAATCAAACAATTTAAGCTTCTGGGAATTTAGTGTACTAAGTTCTTTTGTTAACATTTCTATTTGTTTTATATATATATCCACATCACTAACCTCTGGAATGTTTTGTGAATCTACAATCGCAGCTTCTAAGTATTGTTCCAAAGCTGTTATTGTTTCAGCTTCGACGTATTTAAATTTAGAACTTTTATTGCCACACTTATTGTTGCATATTATGTGTGGGTCCTTATCTCCATATTTTCGCATAACCATTTTGCTCCCACATACTTCACAGATTATTAAACCAGCTAATGGATTAGCAGCACCATTTGCAAACTTATATGGTATATGATATTTACCCTTTAAAATCTCATTGGCTTTAATAAAAGTTTTCTCTTCTATAATGGCATCATGCTTACCATCAGCAATAATCCATTCTGATATATCTCTGGTCCTAGTATCTTTAATTTTATTTATATCCTTTGATTTCTTTATTTCTTTCTTTTTCCACGTCACTTTGCCAATGTAAACAAGGTTTTTCAAAGTAAACAAGATACTACTTGATTCGAAGGTATTCCCAAACTTTGTTTTGTAACCAAGAGAATTTAAATAACTTGCAATCGTACCAGCTCCTGATCCTTCAACATACATTTTGAATATTAACTTTACTACTTCACTTTCATCTGGGTTAGGTTGCAAAGTTCTGCTCTTGCCAATAAATGTTATGTCATAACCAAATGGAGCATTAGGTGATATGTAATTCCCATCCTCTATGCTTCTAATTCTCCCACCTTGCATCCTACGATTAATCATCTTTAATTCTTTTCTGCTCATAAATGCTTCAAATTCACTATATTCTTCATCAAAATCATTATTAAGGTCATATGTCTTTTGAGGGGTTATAATCTTGCACTGTGCATCTTTAAATGTTTTTAGTATAATGCCTTGGTCTTGCATATCACCACGCCCTAGACGTTGTATGTCCATTATTAAGACACCATCATACTGTTTATTTTCTATTTCTTTTAATAATTCTAGCATCTTTGGTCTAAAAAACAGACTTTCACCGCTTACTATTTCTTCTTTTATCTCTACAATATTTAATTTCCTTTCTTTTGCAAGTTTCAATAGAGCTCTTCTATGCTTAGATAGAGTTTCACCTTGTCCTAAAGTTTTTTCGAGTTCTTCATCCGCTCTAGACTTCCTTAAATACATAGCTATTTTCATTTTATCTTCCTTTCGACCTCTAAAAGGACAGCCTTCTTAATTATTTCCCAAACCTCATCACTTAGATAAGTATCTGTTATTAATCCCTTTTCTATCATCTTATCCAATACCAAATCTAGAGTATTTGGTGCTTCATATTCATCTATGCCATCCATCCAGTAGTTTAAAGATTTACCACTATGTTCAACCAATTTGAATATTAGCTTTTTAGAAGGCATCCTTTTACCACTTTCTAAGTTGCCAATATTACCATTACTTATTCCTAATTCTTCAGCAAGTCGGATTTGACCTACTTTTTCGTTTCTTTTTACCTCTAGCTCTTTTCTATATTCTTTTAATTTTTCAGAAAATATTTTATTCATATTAAACACCTCACATTCATAGTATAGCATTTATTCTCACATTTCAAGAGAATTAATACTACAAATTATTCTTTCAAATTGTGAGAAATGTAGCAAATAGCACTAATATCGAGTATTGTAGCTTTAATTTAAAAAAAACGTCGAATTTGAACGTTTACACTTCTTTCAAAATGTGAGAATATATATACATAGGAGGTGAGTATAAAAATGAACTTAAAAGAATTTAGAGACTTAAAAGGATTTCAACGAAAGTTCGCAGTCGCTAGAGTTGGTATCAGTAGTAAACATCTAAATGATATCGAAGCTGGTAGAGTTAATTTAACAGAAAACTGCGCAGTAAAGCTTTCAGAGTTTTATGATGTGTCGATTAGTATTATTAAAGATATGTATGAGGAGGGTAAATGTGAGCCAAGCAGAGATTATAAAAAAACAAGCCCAACTTCTTAAAGAAATTGATTTTTTACAAAACAAAGATTTGAAAAATAAGAAAGAAACAAATAAATCATAATATTTGGGAATAGTACAAGCTATTAACTTCATAAGAGATATAGAGGTGGTCTACATGGCAAAAGTTACAATAGTTAAACCTACAATTACAAAAGAAGAAGAAATAAAAGTATTTGAGCGCATTTCATGTGTTTTAGAGAAGATAGTAGCTAAGGAATACGGTGTTAGAACTAAATTTACAATAGCACGAATTCAGTAAAGTTAACCAGGATAAAAAGCAACATACTAAAGATATAAAGTAGATCTTCTCATATTAAACATGTAGCCTTTTATAAAAAAAATATCAACGCATAAAACCAAACACTTCTCAATATATAATATTCAATTCATATCTGGAATAGAACAAGCTCCAGCAGAGGGCAAAAAAATAATGAGGTGGAACAGTAATGAACAAAGAAGAGCTCCTACTATATAAAGAGTATTTAAAGCTTCAAAGTAATGAGTGGAAAGAAGAAATAGTTAAATGTGAATCATTCAATCAACTAGGACATGCAATAGCTATTAAAGTAACATTTACTTGGGGTTGGTTGAGAGTTTATAGGACTAAAGGTAATGGAATTGAGTGGTATTAAAACAATTTTAAGGAGGACAAGCTATGAACAAATTACAGATATTTAAGAATGAACAGTTTGGAGAGATAAGAACAATCATTAAAGACGGACAACCATGGTTTGTAGCAAAAGATTTATGTGAAGTTTTAGAATTAACAAACACCACTGTTTCAATTGCAAGATTAGATAGTGACGAGGTGACTAAGTTTAACTTAGGCGGCTTATCAGGTGAAATAAATATTGTAAATGAATCTGGATTATATTCCTTGGTAATGGGTAGTAGGAAACCAGAAGCAAAGCAATTTAAAAAGTGGGTAACTGGTGAAGTATTACCAGCCATAAGAAAAACAGGCGGATATGTAAGCAATGAAGATTTATTCATAAATACTTATTTACCTTATGTGGATGATAACACAAAGCTTATATTTAGAAACACTTTAGGAATGGTAAGAAAGCAAAACGAAATAATAGCCATGAAGGATAAGGTTATAGAGCATAAAGAGGAAGTTATCGTAGGGCTAGTTGATGAAATAACCTTAGCAGAAAAAAGACAAGTATTAAACAGGGTAGTTAGATACAGAGGGGCGAACTTCCAAGAACGGTGGAGAGAATTGTACAAGCAGTTTGAAATGAAGTATCACATTAATTTAAAAGATAGGCTAGAAAAATACAATATGGATCATAAGCCTAAGTTAAAAAACAAAGTTGATTATATTGATAAAGTTATGAGCAAGGTTCCAGAGCTTTATGAAATAGCTTGCAAGCTATATGAGAATGATGTTAAAGAATTAGCAGCACAAATATATGAAATAGCTTAGTTAAGGAGGAATTATAAATGGTAAAAGTAACAGAAATTAATTTAAGACAAATTACAGGATCAACAATCTATATAGATATAGATATTTTTAGATTCGTAAAAGATATTGGATTGTTTAATGTTGTTGTTCAAATGGATAACCAAGGCGAATTTGAATACTTAGATGAAATTGCAGTAACTGATTCTAATGGAATAGTGAAAGATCATAATGACTTAGTAAGAATTGCTCTAAATTGGATATTTAAAAATGTAGAGGTAGTTAAGGAGGTATAAAAATAAAATGCAATTTGTACAAGTTATACCTTTTGAAAATTCTACAGAGAAAAAATGGTTAATGAAAAAATACAAAAAGTGTATAAACGCTACAGTTGAAGCATTTGAAAATTATATAATGGTTGAAATTATTGCGGGAGGTAGTAAGAATGTTAAGGAAAGCATTGGAAAGCAGAGTAGGACATCTTAGTAACGAAGAATTTGCAATCGTATGTGAAATAGCTACTGATGATTTAAAGTTTAACAGAGTTAATTTTAAAAAGTGTACTGGCCTTAATTATGTATTAGATATAGCTGTTAAATGCTCAACAGTTTTTAAGAGCTGCACTTAGAAAGTAGGTGATTAAATGGAATTAGTAAAAGATGCACCAATAGAATATGACAAGTATGGTAGGCTACTATACAATCCATTGTTTCATGAAAAGAGCGGAACACCTTGGAGCTATGAGGATGAAAATTACTTGAAAACATGGTACTACATTATTGGTCCTGAAGAAATGTCATTTGCTCTTGAAAGAACTATGACATCCATTATGGGTAAAGTAGCAAAATTAAATATTGAAGGAATTATGAAAACTCCTTCAAGTAAAGTTAGAAAAAACAGAATAAAAAAAGAACCCTTTACAGAGGGTCCAAGTTAAATAATCCAATTACATTATATCACACAAAATGGAGGTTCGTATATGAAACAACAAATAATAGCTTATATAACTGCTTTAACAGATATGCATAGGCATACAGTAAATATGCCAGTAAAAGAGTGCCTAGATAACTTACTAGAGTTTGTAATAGATATACCAGAGCATAAGGAACAGTCAATAATAGAGTTTAATATGGCCTTAGAAAACGAAGATTTAAAACAAAGTAATGCAGAGCTGGCAAATAGAATAACAAAATTAAATCAATTAGAAGAAAGTCATGCTTACCTGAAAGATATAAATGAAAAGCTTTATAAAAAAGTTGAAAATTTAGAAATAGCCTTAACTATATCAAAAAGTGTAATGGATCCTATATTTAAAGAAAAGTTAAGAAAAACATTTAAAGAAATTAAATAAATATTATAAGGAGGTACAGACATCGTGCAAAAGAGAATATGTCCTCATTGTTTTACAACATGGTTTTCTTCGGATACTTCAAGAGTTTGGGAGTGCGAAAGTTGTGGCCATAATATTCCAGTACCTAAAGAAAATGATTTAGGAAATGAATGCATGTCATTTAATGAAAAAAAGTAGTACAGAATAGATAAAAAGTGCGAAGCAAATAATTAAATTAGGAGGAACTGGTTATGTGTAATTGTATAAAAGAAACACAAGATAGAGCTAAAAATAATTTATCAGAAAAAAATGAAGGTTATAAAGAAAAATTAATAACAAACGTAGAAATCCAGAATGTTTCAATTATGTTTGGTTGTAAACAAAGTACACAATTATATTCGCCAATAATAATAGAATATGACATTTTAAACAAAAAAGATATATTGATGCACAAGAAAGAAAAGGCTAATTTTATTTATAAATATTGTCCGTTTTGCGGTGAAAAATATGAGCTGTAAATGTGCAAAGTATGATTTAGAAGATGGAAGATACAATTGTTCTGTTACTGGTGATGATTGTATGTATATGATACCTGATAGCAAAAAGTGTGCTGAAGAATGGGGAGAAGGTCCTGATGTAGATGCAGCTGAGTGGGAAAGATTGAATGATTCTATTGAGAGGGGTTAATTATGAATTCAGAACAATTAAGAAAGGGTAATGAAATACAAAAAAAGATTGAAGAATGTAATCAAAAATTAGATCGGTACAATGTACTAGATAAATCAAAAGCAATATGTATATATGTAACTGACATGAATACAACAGGTAGCTCTATATATCTACAGGGAGACAATAAAAACGCAGCAATTAAGGCTATTATCGATATTGAACAAGATAAGGTTATTGATTATTTACTAGAATTTCAAAAACTTTAGTTACTACAAAACATGAATAAAGGAGAATAAAAAATATGATTGAAAAAGCTAATTTATTTACAGTTTCTATTAAAAATGATGGTACTACAAATGAGGGTATTATAGATGTTGAGTTTGATGAATCATTATTAGCCTTTGCAACTCAAGAAGAATTATTTAATGAGTTAGAAAACAAAATGGATGCATTAATTCCTATGGTTGCAAAGATTATCGACTTAATAAAATCTAAAGGTTAATACAAAATATGATTATAGAACGAAGGAAGTGAAGATATGATTAAGTACAAGTATGAGGTAACTTTAACATATGGAATTTATGAACATATTGAGCCAGTATGGGCAATAGATGAAGAAAGTGCTATAACTAATGCTAAAAAAAAGATAGGTAGTTGGAATCCTAACTGTGAATTTGTTTCAATTAAACAGGTTATTTAATTACGCAATACAAGAATAGTCAATATGAAAATATGACAAAATAAATGGAGGGATATTATGAAAAAAATACTATGGTTTAGTATAAAGGAACCTTTTGAAAAGCTCGTAGATAAGATACTTAAAGCCAAAGATGAAAAATCAAAAATAGAGTTCACTACTCGTTATATACAATCAACTCTTGGTGAAAAACAATTGGAAAAGTTTATAAATTGGATGGAAGAAAATAAAGATTGGCTTAAAGATAAAACAAAAAAAGAAACTGACTTTGATAGACTTCAACGGAAAATGCCGATAGGTTGCATTATGCAAATTAGTTCGAGAGTTCCACTTGTAGAGTATATAGTATTTAATTTTAGTTAAGTCACATTTCAAAAAAAATCGACATGGAGGTAGTTAAATGGCACAAAGACGAATGTTTTCTCTTAAAATTATAGATACTGATTTATTTTTGGACATGCCTTCCAGTACTCAGTTGTTATATTTTCACTTGTCTATGAGGGCTGACGATGATGGTTTTGTAGCAAGTCCAAAGAAAATTAGAAAAATGGTTAATGGTTCAGATGATGATTTAAAAATACTTACTTCTAAAAATTTTATAATACCATTTGAAAGCGGTATATGTGTAATAAAGCATTGGAAAATACACAATTATATACAAAAGGATAGATATGATGAAACACAATGTTTATATGAAAAATCACAGTTGATTGAAACGGAAAATGGAGCATATGAAAGAGAAACGGAGTGTACACGAATTGTATACAAAACGGATACACAGGTTAGGTTAGGTAAGGATAGGTTAGAGTTAGAGTTAGGTAAGGATAGTATAGGTAATAATACAACTAAAGTTGATTGTAGCAGTAAACTGCAACCAGTAATAGAAAAATGGAACACTTTAAATTTATCTAAACTATTAAATGTTAAAGGAACTAGGCTTAAGTTGTTAAATGCAAGAATAAAGGAATATAGCTTAGAAGATATATTGCAAGCTATAGAAAATATAAAACACAGCAGTTTCTTAAAAGGACAAAATAACCGCAGCTGGGTAATAACTTTTGATTGGTTTATAAAACCTAATAATTTCCCCAAAGTTCTAGAAAATAATTATTTAGACAAGGAGGGGAATAATGGAGGCACTAAACAGAATAATGAATCGGGTTCAGCAGCAGACTATGACTTCTCAAAGTACACCGGATAAATACCAATGTGATACTTGCAAAGATACAAGTTGGATTAATGGTGAAAATGGCCTTAAAAGATGCCAGTGTTATAAGTTAGAAATTATTAAAAATAGGTGGAAAAAGTTCGGGGTTAATCCTGAAGATGTTAAGTTAATTAAAGACTATGAGCATAACACAAATATAAGAGCAGAAGCTAAAAACAAATCAATTAATTACATTAAAGAATTTGACAATATAAAAGAACAGAGGAATAGTAGTCTAGCATTTTTAGGACAACCAGGGGCAGGCAAAACACACTTGGCTCTAGCTATAGGAAAGGCATTACTAGAAAGAAAAGATAACGTAGAAGTTATATATATGCCATACCTTGAAGCAACTAGAGAACTAAAGGCTAATACAATGGATGAAGAAGTTTATAACAAAATGCAATCCAAATATATAAATTGTGAATTATTGATAATAGATGATCTATTCAAGGACAAAGTTAAAAAAGGAAAGCTTATTGGAGAACTTAAAGAAACTGATATGAAACATATATATCCTATTATAAACCAAAGGTATGTAAATCATAAGCCAACGATTTATAACTCAGAGTGCAATGCAAATATGTTATTGGACCTAGACGAAGCTCTTGGCGGAAGAATAATAGAGAGCTGCAAAGAAAATATAATAATTTTTAAATACTGTAAAGAAAATAATCACAGATTAGAA